TCTTCTTTAGGTATTCAAGTAAAAGGTTCTACGTTACAAAACTACGACCCTGAGTTATGTGAACAGAAAGTAGTTCGTAGACCTGAAGCGTTTTTACCTATAGTACTTAAAGCATCTAAAGTACAATTACGTAAGATAATGGATGATCTTACTACTAAAGGTTCAGATGTAAACGGTCGAATTAATGAAGAGTGTGTTATTCTGAGAGCTATTAAGTGATCGTTATAGATTATAGTCAAACCATTATATCTAGCCTTATGGCGGAGATAGGTAGTCGGTCAGATGTACCTATCGAGGTAGACCTACTCCGCCATATGGTAATTAATACTATTAGAAGTCATAAGACTAAGTTTGGTCGTGACTACGGTGATATAGTATTAGCATGTGATAGTAAGAAGTACTGGCGTAAAGAAGTATTTCCCTACTATAAAGCTAATCGTAAAAAAGCTAGAGAAGAATCTGGCTTTAACTGGCCGTTAATCTTTGATACCATTAATTTACTTAAGGAAGAGATAAAGGCTGTATTCCCTTATAAGGTAATTGAGGTAGAAGGCGCAGAGGCAGATGACGTAATTGCTACTCTAGCTGAATGGTCTCAAAGTAACAACCTAATACAAGATGGTCTTTTAGAGAAGCCTGAACCACTGCTCATTATATCTGGAGATCACGATTTTATACAGTTACAAAAGTATAGTAACGTTAAACAATACTCTCCTGTACAGAAAAAATTAATTAAGCCAGAGACATCTGCAGAGAAGTATGTTATCGAACATATCATTAGAGGTGATAAAGGTGACGGTGTGCCTAACGTCTTATCTAGTGATGATAGTATAGTAAGTGGTGAACGTCAAAAGAAGATTATGCAGAAAAAGCTGGATGAGTGGATAGAAAATCCAGCTAAGATGCCTAAAGATGAAACGTTTAAACGTAATTATGATAGAAATAAAATGTTGGTAGATCTATCATCTATACCTCAGTCTTTAAAGGATACTATCATAAATACCTTTGAGACTGCTGCGGTAGGTGACCGTAGTAAAATTTTAGATTATTTTGTTATCAATAGAATGAAAATGATGACAGAATTCATAGGAGACTTCTGATGAATTTATTAGTACCAGAGATTCTTGACTTGGTTGAGAAGACAAAAAACAAAGCAGACAAAGTACAAGTACTTAAACAGAATGAGACACCTGGTATTAGAGGCATTTTACGCCTTAACTTTGATACCAACGTCAAATTTGATCTTCCTGAAGGTGAACCACCTTACAAAAAAGACAAAGATAAACCTATTGGTTATCACGAGACAAATCTAATTACAGAAGTTAAACGCTTCTATATTTGGGTCGATCCTAAGCAAAATATTTCACGGCTTCGTAAGGAGCAGTTATTTGTGGAAATGTGTGAGGGTCTACATTATACTGAAGCGGAAGTTCTTTGTCTGGCTAAAGACAGAAAACTAAAAGAGAAGTATAAAAGTCTAAATGAAGACCTAGTTCGTGATGCATTTCCAGGTCTTATTCCACCTAAACCTACAGCTTAATTATTGAGGTATATTATGAGTCTTCCTTCTGATCCTAAATCTCGTAAAGCGATTAAAGATTGTTTGCTTGAAATTTCAAACTCACTAACTCGTATTGAAGGTGAGCGAGACTATATTAAAGAAGCTATTAATAATATTTGCGAAGATTACGAACTTAACAAACGCACATTTCGTAAGTTAGCTAAGACTTTTCACAAGCAAAACTTCTCTAAAGGAGTTAGTGAGCATAAAGAATACGAAGAGATGTATCAACAATTGACAAATGAGACTGTACTAGATGGAACTGTATAATTTAGAATATAGGATACTAGACAGACTAGGTCGAACTAAGAAAACTTTATGGGGTGGTTTATTTGCTACACAAGAAGCATTAGTAGATAAACAAAACGAAGTACTTAATAAACATAAAAAAGTTGCGTTTGATGTTTATATTATTGAAGAAGATCCTGTGATTAAAGCTCTTCATGAACGCCACCATCTACAAGTTTCCTAATAAAGAAGCAGTAGAAGAACAACCTTTAGAACTACCTCTATTCTTTGAACATGAGATAGAGGTATTACTTATCTGTGTAAATATTTTCGGTGACCGTTCTTACGATTGGAATACTATTAATACAGTAGATCCAAAAGTAGCTATTGAAAGTTTACAGTTAGCTAAAGACTCCTGGTATTTTTCTGATGGGTTTGTAGATATAATAAATGATATGTTGAGTAATGTTAAAGGATTATGAATATATTTTATTTGAGTAAGGATACTAAACTATGCGCAATGCAGCATGTAGATAAGCATGTAGTTAAGATGATTTTGGAGTATGGTCAGCTTATGTCTACAGCTCATAGAGTACTAGATGGTGAACCTTATTACGGTAAGACTAAAAATAATCGAAACATTCAACGTTGGTTATTACCTGATGATAGAGAAGATATTATCTGGAAAGCTTCTCATATTAAACATCCTTCTGGTATTTGGGTAAGATCTTCTTCAGCTCACTACTATTGGTTATATTACCTATGGTGCGATTTGTTAAAAGAATACAGTCATAGGTATGGTAAAGTCCACTCGGCAATGAGAATGAAAGAAATATTTCATATGTTACCGAATAATATTCCTCGAGATATCTGGTTATGTGATCCTCCTCCAGCTATGCCTGATGAATACAAAACATCTGACTCAATACAAAGCTATCGCAACTATTACATCGGGTCCAAGAAATCCTTCGCTTCTTGGAAAAACAGACAAGCGCCAGTCTGGTTTACATAAATAATAACATGCCTACATATACCTTTCGCAATACAGAAACTGACGAGGTTTTTGATAAACTCATGACATGGAAAGATCGTGAACAATATCTAGCTGACAATCCTCAGCTAGAGTCAATTATCGGTGGAGCTCCAGCAATGGGAGATTCTGTCCGTCTAGGAATCCGTCGCACGGATGATGGTTTCAAGGAGGTTCTATCAAAAATAAGCGCTGCTAATTACAAAAGTAATCTTTCAGATAAGTTATCGAGAAGATGATAAGAAATATTCTCGGTATACTAACGGAGGGACCTTAGATTATCTACGGTCCTTTTTTTATTTCAAAAAGGGGCATTCATGGCAAGAAAGCAAGTACAACAAGAATATCAACCACAACTCACCCTTGCTAGTAATAAATTAAAAATAAGAATCGACGATTTAAAAACAATCACCCCTCTAACCTATAATCAAAAAAAGTTTTTCGAGTTATACAATTCAACACCAGCCATGTTATTACATGGCGTTGCAGGAACAGGTAAATCATACATTGCACTATATAAAGCTTTAGAAGAAGTTCTTAACAAATCTACACCTTACGAGAACGTAGTCATAGTTAGATCAGCAGTTCCTTCTAGAGAAATCGGTTTTTTACCTGGAGACGAAAAAGAAAAAACAGAAGTATATCAACTTCCATACATAGAAATATGTGAAGATTTATTTGGCAGAACAGATGCTTTTCAGCGCTTACAGGAGCAAAAAACTATAAATTTTATGGTAACTTCGTTTGTTCGGGGTATTACTCTAGATAATTCTATTATTATTGTAGATGAATGCCAGAACATGACAGATATGGAGCTAAATAGTATTATTACTCGCGTGGGAGATAGATCAAAAATTATTCTCTGCGGGGATTTTAGACAGACTGATTTATATAAGAAAACTGATATTTCGGGATTAAAGAAGTTTATGATTATTGCTGATATGATGCCTTCATTCAAAGTGATTGAATTCGAGGTTGAGGATATCGTGAGATCGGACTTAGTTAAAGAGTATATCCTTGCAAGATTAAGATACGAAGAACAATATGCATAAAGGATAAAAATGAGTTTTCAATTCGACTTTACTTTAGAAAAATTACAACAATTAATACCTAAAGCTAAAGGCGGTGTTCCAAGTTGGTATGATGGTTTATGTGATGCACTGCCACAGTATGAAATTAATACTGTAAATAGAGTAGCAGCTTTTGTAGCACAGTGTGCACATGAGTCAGGAGGCTTTACTAAGCTGGAAGAAGGTTTAAACTATAGTGCTAAAGGTTTAACTGGTACTTGGCCTAAACGTTTTCCTCCTGATATAGCAGCTCAGTATGAAAGAAAGCCAGAAAAGATTGCAAACAAGGCTTATGAAAGTAGAATGGGTAATGGTCCTGAGTCTTCGGGCGATGGGTGGAAGTATCGTGGCAGAGGTATTTTACAATTGACGGGTAAAGATAATTATAGAATGTGTTCTCAGTTTCTTTTCCAAGATGATACTATCTTAAACGATCCAGATCTTTTACTTGATCCATACTACGCCACACACTCAGCTTGCTGGTTCTGGTGGAAAAACAAATTGAATCCTTTTGCTGATTCAGGTGATATTTTAACATTAACTAAAAAAATTAATGGTGGTACTTTAGGACTTGATGATCGTATTAAGCACTATAAGCACGCCATTGAAGTACTTTCAGGACACCATTGATTATATGTTTCGTCATGTATATAGTGAACGCACTCTACCAAAACTAACTCAACTTAATCAAGACGGAACTCGGTTCTATGTCACACCGGAGGGTAACAAATACCCTTCGGTGACTACCGTGTTGTCTGAATATTCTAGAAAAGGTATTCAAGAGTGGCGTAATAAAGTTGGTTACGAACAAGCTAATAAAATAGCATCTAAAGCTTCTACCCGAGGTACTAAGTTACATAAAGCGTGTGAAGATTACTTAAATAACAAAGAGCCAGTGTTCAAGACTCCTTTTGAAAAAGAATTATTTGAGACAGTAAAACCTATCTTAGGACAAATTAATAACATACATGCTCAAGAGTGTCGTATGTATTCTGACCATTTACGCATGGCTGGTACTGTAGATTGTATTGCTGAGTTTGACGGCAAGCTGGCTGTTATTGATTTTAAAACTGCTTCTAAGATGAAAGAAGCTAGTTACATCGAAAATTACTTTATGCAGTGTTCAGCTTATGCTATTATGTATGAAGAGCGTTTCGGTATTCCTATAAATAAAACTATCGTAATTATCGCTGTAGAAGAAAGTGTACCGCAGATCTTTTTTGAAACAAGAGATAGACATGTGAAACGGTTACTAGAATACAGAGATCTTTATGAAAGTAAATTTACCAAAATTAGTGGATAATCTATTGCCCATACGCTAAAATCCTTATGTTGGGGTATGAGGTAGACTAATACACACTATTGATCTAGAAGTGGCTGAAGCGACGAGTAGACTAAGATCCCGTTAACGGGTACGTAGGGGTGGATCCTACATAGTGTGTAGTTATTGTTGTATGAAGCGAACTGAAAAGGGTTCTGGACGCGGGTTCGACTCCCGCCTGGTCCACCAGAAGTATATTTGCAGACCGTGCCACGCCTTGTGAAAAGGATCGTACTGCAGGACGAAGTATACTTCTGATGGGCCAGACATGGTTTCGACAGGGTCAAGAGTAGGAAAGCGGACAACACGGGAATGTGAAACTCGTTAGGATTGGGACTACCCGGTCGAAGAAGCAAAAAAAGTAATCGCAAACGACGAGTACTTCGCTCTAGCAGCTTAAGCTAGATGGGGGTTCGGTAGCTGTCCTTATTACCCAATCAGCTACCATTT